GATTTTTACGATAGTCCTCTCGTCAGGCCTCTCGTCTTCGTAATACTTCCAGTCATCCTCAGCGACCGTAAACGAAAAGCTGCATCCGGAAATGTCACCCCTTCGGATCTCTACCAGAATGTCCTTCCCCGTAGTTGTGTCCGGTAAATCGTTTTCAAATTTTAATCCGACTGAATTGGATTCAAGCCTCAATGTGCCGCTTTCCGTTCTGCCAAGAATCAGATTGGGATCGTGGTTCTTCAGGCATCGAACGTCGGATGTCTTCAATGCTTCATCAAAGGCGCCTTTTTTGATTCGCTCTATGAACCAGCCTAAATCGTAAAAGTTGCCATATTTGGTTGCATAGCCTGTTAATTTAGGCTTATCGGAATCTTCAACTCGAAGTTCTGCATCAATCAGTGCAACGTTTCTTACCTCGCGGTCTTCCGGATAATTTTCTCCTGACTCCTGTTTCCCGTTTCCTGTATTCTCATTTTCAATTACCATGATTTTCTCCAATCTCCCGCATTATTCTTTCTGTAAGTATCCGGGCGTCTTGTTCTAATAACGGTACGGTTTTTCGGATCCGTTCATTAATCACCGAATCCACCACTTGGCGCACTCTATTAACGCCGACGGCCTTCGTACTGGCGTAGGCATTGACCTGATCGAACAGGATTTCCTTCGCGTAAGCCCGGTGGCCCTCGAAGAAACCCGGCTTAACGACTTTGCGTATGGAATTGTTCTGCTTCTTAATTATACGCAGCCACTGACCGACTATCATGTCCCTGTGCGCATTGCGAATATCGTCATCATCCGCACCGCCCCCGCCGCCGGAATCGTCCGGTTCCGGACTGCCGGCCGGTTTCATATTCAAAGGCTCGAGGAATATATCGCCCGCCGGGCCGATCGTATTCATGTTCTCCTTCTCAAGAATCATATTAACAGTGAGCCATCCACCATTCCTACCAATAGCATAGGCCTCGTACCGGTTCTTGGTATTGCCCCGTAGCAGGGCATCGGTCAGGATCTCGGCAACAATCGGCCCGTTTCGGACGGCATGAAAAGTTTATAATTGCACTCCTGCTCCCACTTTCTGAACCAATAGAGCATCGTCATCGCAAGAAACTTTAAATTCTGCTCCTCGATATTATTGAACGTCGCCCGGTCCATCGAGCCTAACATGTGCGGCGGGATCTGGAATATCCTGGAGCAGTCGTCCACCGTGTACTTCTGGACCTCTAAGGCCTGCGCCTGTTTCGGATCGACCCCCTGCTGTGTCCATTTCATACCCTCCTCGAGTATCGCCATTCGATGCGCCTGTTTCAGGCCGGTGTGTCCCGCGTTCCAAGATTCTTCCAGGTGCTTTTTCGCCGTATCCGACAGCGCCGCCGGATGCTCCAGCACCCCGCCAGGACTCGCATCGCCGCTAAAGAACCGGGCTCCGTACTCCTTGACCGCTATCCCGTAAGCGATCGCCTCCTTGTGATAGTCGACGACGTTATATCCCGTATAGCCGTCGAAGCCCAGCCCCTTGATATGCAGAACATTATAATCCTCCAGATAGACCTGTCCGCCCACCGGCAGGCGCACCTCGTAGTACGGCTTCCCATCTTTGATTATCCTGGTCGTCCGATCAGGCAGAAGGGGCCACAAAGCGACCGGCCGGCCGGCCCCGTCCCGCTGTATCTCGGCGTACCCGTTGCCGTAGGTCAAAACGTGTGCCTGCCGCGTCTCGAGGAACGCTATCGCATCCATATATTCGTTCGGCCGATCGTGCAGGAGCGAATAGACCCGATGGCCGGTCTGACGGTCCTTGCCGCCATTGTCCAGCCGGGAATACACGATAAACGGCAGCGATGCGATAGTGCTCGTTATAATCCTTACCGCCGCCCAGAACGGAGTGTATTTCAGGGCCGTTTGAGCGTTTACCTTCACGCCGGAAGAAGTCTCACTACCGCCGATCCAGTCGATGAACCACTGCGCCGGGTTCGAAGTAGTCGACCGCTTCGCTTCGATCGACCTGTCTAATAATTTGCAAATAGCGCCCATAATTCATTTCCGATTGACGATTGACGATTGACGATTTTAAATCGGAAATCGAAAACCGAAATTCGTCAATTACTTCATTTCCTAAGCGAATCGAGCACCAGGCCCGCGCCTAAAACAACCGCACCGATACAAAGGCCGGTACAAATGTCCCACTGCAGCGCCCCGGCCCCAACCCCGGCTATCGTCAATCCAATAAGTCTCACTATCGAATTCGATTTCATGGTTTTTTCTGACAGGATTTACAAGTTGATCCTTTTATCCTCGTGGTCCATTGCTATTCCTTATCAACCACGCACACAAGAGGACTATTCCGCATAATATGACTGGTGCAGCCAAAATAATAAGAATCTTCATTTTCTTACTCCTTTCAATAGCAATAGACAATAGTCATTAGTCAATTGTGATGATCCCTCGTTTCTCATACACCGATTCGACCGGCCCGGGCGTCACCATCGCCCGGCCCAGGGCCATAACTAACATTACGATTCCATCGATCCGGCCTTTCGATTCCTTCTTTATGGGTTTGATGTTACTGGCCGGGGAATGGTCGATTTCCACCGTCACGTTACTCGCCATCCAGGAAAGAACCGGGTGTCCGCCGTGGGCGATTTCTTTAGCCAGCAGCAGTTTTTCAAGTTCTTTGGACGGCGCCGACATCGAGGCGAATCCCTGGCCGAAGGAAACGAATTTCTCTTCCGGGATCCCTTCTTTAATAAATCGCTGCCGCTCGCCCTCGATATTCCACCGGTCGAAAGCTATCTCGACAATATCGAACCGCTCGGCATCTTTCCAGAAGCTCTCCCTGATCGTCTCGTAGTCGACGACATTGCCGGCGGTCAGTGTCAACAATTCCTGCCTGGCCCACGTTATATAAGGCGCCTCATCCCGGTCCTCCCGCTTCTCGGCGTTGTCACGCGGTACGAATATCCTGGGCAGGAATATCCATTTATCCCTGCCGGTATTACCTTCAGGCAGGGCCGTGTCAGGTGGAAACAGCAGCCCGTATCCCGCCGTATCGGTATTAGATGACAAGTCGAAAGCGGCGAAACATTTTCTGCCGACAAGATCTTTTTCATCGAATACGAAATTACAGCCGTCCCACAGATCGGCCGGAAGCCAGAGAATGTCCTGATCGGTCCGGAGATTCAGGTCCAGCCGCTTGAAAGTGTTCTCGTAGGTCGGAGTCTCCTTTGCCCGCCGATATTCCTTCTGCATGTACTCGATACTCTTACTGACATTCAGGTTCGGATTCGCCTTCTTCCAGGTCGATAGTTTCGACCAGTCGTCCTCCTGACCGGCCTCGTAAATCACCGGCAGGAAAGTCGGGTTAAAACCAACCTTCGATTTATCGCCCTTATTGTCCCTGACCTTACAGGCCTCCTCGTATTTCTCATTGCAAATCGATTCCCGTTTATAATCCGCCGTTGTGAGATACATGATAAAGGATTGTTTTCTATTGATCGACGACATGGCCGTCTGGAACACATCGACTAAACGGCGGTTCGGCTGGACGTGCAGCTCGTCGACCAGGACGCAGTGCGGATTGCCCCCGTGCTTGGTCTTGGCGTCCGACGATAGTACCTTGATAAAACTCTGGTCATCGTTCTTGACTATCGTTCTTGATGATTTATAGGCCCGCACCCTGCAGGACATCTCGATCTCGTTGTCCTGCATCCCGTTAATATGTATAAACGACAGCGTCGCCTGGTCCCGCTCGCCGGCTGCGCAGTAGTTCTGCTGACCCGCCTCATCGTCCATGAAAAACGCGGCATTCATAATTGCGGCGCATAGGGGGGTCTTGCCGTTTTTGCGGGCAACATAAATAAATACCTCACGGTACCTTCTCGCCTGCCGATTATAGGCGTCGATTCGCTGCCAGCCGAAGAAGTTGGCGACAATCGCCTTTTCCCACCGTTCGAGCAGGAACGGCTTGCCCGCCAGTTCCCCTTCGACATGTGTGCAGCATTCCTCGATAAAATCGATATAATACCGGGCAATATCGGCGTCGAACCAGCAGCCGGCCGACTGGCAGAATGGATCGTAGCCCGGCAAACAGCACAACAGCTTACGCCAGCGAACGCCAACCTTCGGCCGGACTTTCGTTCTGCATATTGCGTATTGCGTATTGCGTTTTTTCGTCGCCGTAACCATCAAATAATCTCAAATTTCAAAATCTTCTTTCACCACGAATTAACACGAATTTTTACGAATTTCTTTTTGCCTTTTTTGTGTTTATTAGTGTTCATTCGTGGTTAATTTTCTTTGTATTTAAAATTGAAAAAGCCCCTGCACATCCCGAA